GCAGGCATGGCGGTAAAGATGGTCGCATCCAAAATCGGAAGTCCTAACGCATCTGTAGAAGAGATTGAGAAGATACTGGAAACCCAGCCAGAGAAAGCCATTTTAGTTAAACAAGCTGATGCTGATTTTCAGAATCGCTTGAAAGAGATGGAAATTAACCTGGAGTCGTTTAAGACCGAAGTTGAAGACAGGAAGGACGCACGAAAGACCTTTGGCGATGATCCAATCCCTAAAATTTTCGCTATGACAGCTTTGCTGGGCTTCTTGGGCTATGTTTATATGGTGACGATACAGCCTCCAGATGCTAACGATGATGGTGTGGTGAATTTAATTTTAGGGGCCCTAGCCTCGTTAGTGTCGGGGATAAGCGCATTTTTCTTCGGCGGCAGCAATGGAAAAAAATAAAATGCAAAAGCTAATTGAAATGCTCAAGCGCCACGAAGGTGAAGTAGTCACCAACGGCAGGCACGTAGCTTACAAATGCCCTGGGGGTTACTGGTCGCTAGGAATTGGACGCAATATTGATCCTAATGGTGGGATAGGATTGTCGCAAGAAGAAGTTGACATGCTACTAGAAAACGATATTGCCAGAGTAATCAAAGAGTTAGCCTCAGAATATTCGTGGTTCAATGACCTTGATGCTGTTCGAGCTGAAGCAGTCATAAACGCATTTTTTTGTCTTGGCGCTACCAGGTTTCGTGGTTTTCAAAAGATGATACAGGCGTTTGAAACAGCGGATTATAAGGAAGCATCAGTTCAACTCCTAGATAGTCGTTTTGCAAAACAAACAGGCAGACGCGCAATAGAACTGGCAGATATGATAGCCACTGGCAAATATGTCTAATCCATATATATTTACCGCTACTGTCTCTAAAATTGTAGACGGAGATACGATGTATGTTACTGACATCAATTTGGGTTTTGGCATCGTGCATCGCGGTGATAATGGTCGTGGCATTTGCTTGCGTCTTAATGGAATCGATACCCCGGAATCTCGCACTAGAGATTTGGAAGAAAAGCGTTATGGACTCGCAGCCAAAGCGTTTGTCAAGGCGTTCGCGCCAGTAGGCACTGAAATTGTTTTAAGGACTTACGAGAAAGGTAAGTACGGCAGATGGTTGGCTGACATCAAAGTAGGTAATAAGTGGCTCTGCAGAGAGTTGATTAAGCATCATCATGCGGTTGCTTATTACGGTCAAAACAAATCAGAGATACAAAAAGCCCATTTAGCAAATAGGCTTAAAGTATGTTCCACGTGAAACTACTCAGCAGGCAAATAGTTAAAAATTAAATCACTATCACACTCAATAGTCACCCTGGCGGTATCTGTAGCCACGTAGTAAGTGATTGTAGGCATTTCAGCAATGTGGCAGTCAATGTTATCGACTTTGATAATAATTGGCGTAGGCGGCTCCACAGGAGCTTCTTCTGTAGCGAAAATTGATCCGAGGATATACGAAAGTATGCCAACGGCCATAATCGCCATGATTGAATAGTGAATTTTTGTCATAGGTCATCCTTATTACATTTAGGGCTTTGGCACTTCATCTTGTAGAAACCTAGCAACACGCCTGAACATTTGCTGCACTCTCGCACTCCAGTATCGTACTTACTAGATCGAATGACGCGACCGCCATCTCTCTTATCGCCCCGATAGAAGACGTGTCCAGCTTTTTCTAGTTCGTTGGGTCGGCTAGTAATTGAGCTAGACTGAATGTGCGGGTGCGCTTGCGTCATCTCTTTGATGGTAATGCCTTCTTTGCCAGCCAAATTTATTAAATCAAATACAAGCTTTCGCATTTTCCCAGTTGGTGCTGCTGTAGCTGCATCCTTAGAAGTCTGCGGATCGCTAGTCCTGGACAGCTTATGAGGTGGTGTGTCATCGAATAGATCATCCATTATTAGCCCCTCAGAAAGGAATATCGTCATTAAAATTATCAATAGGTGGGGTGGCTGATCGGTGACCAGCCTCTGGTTGATCGCCCCCTCGACCACGGGGAGTGTTAACGCCAGATTCGCCTTTGTGCATATCTAAATTATTGACAATGACTACGGGCTTGGAGTGCTTAACCCCATCCTTTTCCCATGTCTCCAAAACAAACTCTCCCTGCACAGTTACAGGCTTGCCTTTGAGAAGGTACTGAGCCAGCTTGTCAGCTCGATCACCCAACAGCTTGCATTCTACCCAACTTACCTTCTCATATTGGCCGTAGCCCTGTTTAACGGGCAGAGGGAAGCTGCCTACACTCTTGCCGTTGGGTGTAACCCTTAAATCCAAATCCTTGCCTAGATTACCGCTAAATATACATATATTCATATTTTACAATCCACTTAAAATTAATAGAAATATTCCAGTTAAAATCACAAGTGATCCTACGCCATACAAAAACTCGCTCATCTTCTCGCTAATCCTCATTTGCTTTCACCGTAGTAGGCTGCTCTGAAATCCGATGACTTCATTACCTCCCTGTCTTTGGTGGGAAAAGACCCGCCTTTCGATGGTGCGACCCACAGAGCCTCTTGAACGTGTTTTGGCAGCGTAAACCATTCCTCTGCTGCAGACGATAAGTCACCATCTGCAATGCCAGTAAGAATTGCGTCAATAGAACTTGAATAGTCTTTTTGGTAGTCAATAATAGCCGAATTGCCATCGTCATCATCAGTCGGCACTCCGGCGGCTGCTTGCAAACTCAGCCGACGACAATAGGTTATTCCCGCTGCATAGCCGTGAGCGTCCTGCTTGCAAGGAATTAAAAACTCAGACTCTAACCACTCGCCAGAGCTGTGCATGATACGTGTAGCAACTCCTACGCACCCGTCCTGAGATACTGGCAACTGGACAAACGACAAGCCGTTATCAGCAAATGGCTTTCTGACAGCAGCTATTACGGACGTAAGGTCTGCGTATTTTGACTTAAAAAAAGGATTTTCGGAGTCCTTAATCGCAGCTCCCATTTGACTTTGCGCCTTTGAAAGAGCTGTTGCTAGCTCAGAAATTGATTCAGATTGACTAATCATTTAGGTTCCCCTGCTCGGCGTACAGGCCGGTCATATAAATGTTGAAGAATTCTTCTTCGTAAGCCTGCCAGGTCAAGCTGTTCTTGGGATATGGATTGTTGGGCTCGCCATCCTTAAAGTCCCAGCCTGCCTTGCTTCGAGCAGCGGCAAGCTCAGATTCTTTTGAGATTATTGCATTAGCTACTTTATCGCTGTGCAGCTTGCTGCGGAAAACAATGACATTGCTCATATCAACTCCTCCACATCGCCAGCTATATAGTCGGTGACAAGCTCTCTAAAAATACATCCTAACTCTCTATCCGAAACGTCTTGAGAGTTAGAGCCTTTGCAATAAATAGCTTCAATCAGTGCTTCTTTAAGTTTCTTGTTAGGATGGTTAATGGAATCTAAAGTCGCTTCTGTGCCTATCGCCTCAATCGCTGTTGCGCTGTCTGCTTCAAGCTCTGAAATCACTAACTCTTCGATTTTCATATCAAGATTATCTTGCTCAATTTCAGCGGCTCTAAACAACTTTTCCTGTTCAAGTTCGTATTTGTTTAGTGCTGCTGTGTTGCTGTCTAGGTTGTTCATATTTTCATTCCCCAATGAGTTCGTGTGTATTGAGATACATACTTTAGCGCAAAAGAAACTAATACGCAACACATAAAACAACATTTGCATTACAATTCATAACATGGCTATAATTCATAAACTTAACGGAGGATGCTATGATAGAAACAGGTAAGCAAACGATTGAAGCTATAAAAGAGATCAAAAGACGCACGAAGTGGAGCAATAAACGTGTTGCCGAGAAAACTGGACTTAGTGGGCCGACCATTATGCGATTATTAGCTGGGGAAAATGAGCCTTCACTATCAACTATGTCGATAATTGAGAATGAGTTAAAGCGGGTCCGCAGGGTACACAGATAATGCACTATTACAAATTCAATATTGCTGACTATCGGAAAGATACATACCCGCTAACACCTGTTCAACACATGATGTACAGATGGTTAATAGATGAGTATTACCTTAACGAAAAGCCTTTCCCGAACGATATGACCAAGCTGCTTTGGCGCTTAGGGCTGTCAGAAGATCACAGAAACGACTTGGAATTGATCTTTGAGAACTTCTTCGAGCCTGCCTATGATGAAGATTTTACCCCATCAAACCCTTCAGTTGGAGAGCAATTAAACACCTGTCAATACTGGATACACCCTCGCATAGAGGCTGATATTGCTGACTACAAGGCTTTACAAGAAAAGAAATCTAAGGCTGGCAAGGCTTCAGGGAAGTCTAGGGGCAAAAAGGAAGCGAACACCCATTCAACACCTGTTCAACAAAAGCCCGATTCTGTTGAACTAACCAGAAACCAGAAACCAGAAACCACTAACAATAAACAAGATAAAAAGAGTAGGGGGTTTTCACCCCCATCGCTCTCTGATGTGAAAAATTATTGTTTATCAAGAAATCACTCAGTTGACGCTGATACTTTTTTTGATTTCTATGCATCTAAAGGCTGGATGGTGGGTAGAAACAAAATGAAGGACTGGAAAGCCTGTGTGAGAACGTGGGAAAAACGAGACGGAGCAAATAATGGACAATATCAACAATCACCTGCAAAACGTGGGCAATCTTTATCAAAGTCAGAAAGAAGGGACGAGGCCGCAAGACGATACCTGGAAGAGAGTAATGATGATGGTGTGGCGTGGCCTACAGGCCATGAAGTTGGTCCATGATGATATTGGTTCAACTGATTTTAAGTACTGGGAAGCATCACTTTCTGATTACCCGCAAGAGCAGTTACTGCAAGGGCTGAAGGCTGCGGAAGATTGGTCAGGGTTCCTGACACTTGGAGACTTCCGTAAATTGTGCGATAAGCCGGTCAGAGCGCCCTATCACAGTGAGTTTAAAGCTCTGCCCAACAAGCGAATGGACAGCGATGTGTTCAGGCAAAAACTGAAAAAAATGCGCGAGGAGTTAGATTTATGAGTAAGAAAAGAACCTCCCAACAGCAAAAAGCCCTGGAACTATGGTGTAAGATTTTGGCCGAGGATTTGAACGCTGCGGGGCTTGATCAGCGCAAGGTGTTAAAGCCGTCAATAGCCATTCCGTGGTGTCAGCCAAGCGTGAAGGATAGGATTTTCAGACCTGTATTCACCGCCATGACTGGGCTGGAATCGACAGCAGACGCTGACCCCAGTGATTACAATCCAGTATATGAGGTATTGTGCAGACACTTAGCAACGAGGCTGGGCGTGACAGCTCCCGCATGGCCTGATCGCAACAGGGAGGATTTAAGAGATGCTTAAGGAGTTGAAAGACAAATGAACACCTGCGGGGATAGTTTAATAGTAGAACAGGGAACATTCCAGTTCCAAGATGGCGGTGCGAATCCGACCTCTCCGCTCCATTTTTATATCACTGGCTTACAGCACAAAGAGGCTAAAGCCTTTGTGGAGAAGTGGCACTACTCGCACAGGATACCTACGGGGAAAAACATCTGTTTTGGCTTGTGGTGGGGGAAAGAATTATATGCCGTCATAGTGTATGGAATAGGAGTAAATCCGTATCAGGCAAAATTCTTAAATGTTGGCTCAGTAATAGAGATAAAAAGAATGTGCCGTTCAGAGCCAAAGAAACCCTATGAGTTGTCAAGATTTATTCGTTTGTCATTAAAGATGGCGAAAAAGCTCATGGAGTTTCAGGCGGTAGTTGCTTTCGCAGACCCAGAGCAGGGGCATGAGGGGACTGTTTATAAGGCTACTGGATTTACACACGAAGGATATACAAATCCAGAGTGGCATTTGGTCGGAGACGATGGAGAAAAGAGGCATCGTCGTTATGCCTACAGGATGGCACGAAGAAATGGGATAACAGTTTCTGAGGCAAGGGACGCACTTGGAGTGAAAAGAGTGAAAACAGCACCGAAACACAGGTGGGTTCTCAGGTTAAAAACCGCATGAAAAAACTATATCAACTTAGTGATGAAGAGCTTACGGCCAGGGCTGCGGATCACGTTTTGCAATACCGAAATATCAGCGAATCAACGCGATTGTTGGAAGAGTTGCTAAAGAGATTCCTGAAATTACAGATCGAGGCAGAAGATGATAATCCGTAGCAAGAAGATAACCCAGGCGGCAAAAGGGCGTAGCTGTGTGTGCTGCGGAATCGAAGATGGCACAATTGTGAGAGCGCACTATAGCGGGATGCGCCAACACCAATACGGCAAAGGCCGTGGAATTAAAGGTCACGACTGCATAGCCGCTGACCTCTGCATCAAGTGTCATGACAATTATGACAATTATGAGATGGGTGAGGGTGATACTAAGCAGTTACGCGCTATTGATCAAAGCGAGCAATTCCTCCATTACTGCATGATGACGCTCGTTCGGGACATAGAAGCCGGAATTTATCAATTATGAAAATTGACATCAAGCCTCTGTCTGTCAATGTGGCATGGCAGGGGCGAAGATTTAGAAGCAAAGAGTACAAAGCATACCAACAGGAAGTCGCACTCAAGCTCCGCAAGATGACCCTCCCAGAGCCTCCCTACACGCTGCTCCTTGAATTTGGAGTAAGCAACAAGGCAGCTGATTACGACAACCCCATAAAGCCCTTTCAGGACTGCCTACAGGCTTTCTACGGCTTTAATGACTCTCAGATTTATGAGGGTGTGCAGCGCAAGGTAATCGTCCCCAAGGGCGAGGAATACGTGAAGTTTTCAATCCTGCCACTAATAGACCTTAGCCACCTGTATGTCTAGGAAATTCTGCAATGCAAAGGAAAATAAGCATGGATAAGCATTTCTGGTGTACGCTGTGCGGCATCAAAAAGTATGCAGAAGACCTAGCAACCGGGATCAAAGATGGCTCTGGACTGTGCAAAGACTGTGATCAGCAGC